AACGATGTCTACCTAGCAGAAGGGGCAGACGGTTTGCGAAAGCGAGTCGGCGTGCTAATACATGGCTAAAAATTCATCCTTTGATTTAGACTTTGGATACGGGCGGAAAGGTGAGAAGTTAGTTGAAGAACTACTCACTGATGGCAAGACAATAGAAGTAAAGCGTGACAGAAAATGGAACAAGACAAACAATCTCTACATAGAAGTTGAATGTTGGTTTCTTAAGACACAATCTTGGGAAGCATCTGGGTTGATGGTAACTGAGGCTGCTTACTGGGCGTTCGTACTTGAGAAGGGTGTGCTGATGGTACCTACTGACCATGTACACTACGCAATAAAAAACTTTGGTAGAGAGATTACCTGTGAGATTCCCCCGAATAAAAGCAAGGGCTATCTCATCACAGTTGATAACTTACTAGAGGCAATGAGGCAATTAAAGAATGAGTGACGAGAAAGATTTACTATGGGAACAGGTCTATAAAGTAGCACGCTTATCTGCTGCTAGATGTACCCGTATTCATAGGCACTTGGTCACGGCTGATGATGTATTCCAACACCTCAACTTGTGGGCATTAGAACATTGGCACAAGATTGAGGAGTGGCAATCGCAAGACTCACTGGTATTTAAACTTAAGCGCACATTCAACAACGAGTCGCAGAAGTTTGCCGCGAGAGAGCGTGCCTATAAAACTAAGTCATCACCATCAGATGCTTTCTATTACACACATGAAATCTTGCAGGAGTTACTCAAGGATGTGTGGAATTATGAGCAGTGGACAGTATCATCATCGCCTAAGGATGAGTTCATCTCTACCTCAAGCAAGCCCAACGAGGGCATGAATCGTGAGGCTATGTTAAGTGATGTGTCTTTCTGTCTTAAGAAATTAAATGAACAAGACAACCTGCTCTTGCATCGTAGGTTTGCAGATGGTGGCACTGACATAGATGCATTGGCTATTGAGTATTCAATTAGTGATGAGGCAGTACGCAAGCGTGTGTCTCGTGCACTTACCAAGTTACAAGATAGATTAGGTGGCGAACAACCACAATGGAATAATCGTAGATACCGTAAACCTGATAGGAGTGAAAAATGATAATGACACATGAGTTCAACTGGAGAATGTTTTGTATTGGTGTAGTGCACTACAAGAATCTTAAATGCATTGAGGTTTACATCGGTCCACTTGCAGTAGGTATTTGGTGGGGTGTTAAATGATTATTGGATTGAGTGGATACGCACGCAGTGGTAAGGACAGCACCGCTGAATTGTTATGTCTTAATTACGGATACCGCAGAGTATCTTTTGCTGACCCAATACGCCATGCGTTGATGCAACTTAACCCAAAGTTAGATTCCATTGCACGCCTTGCTGAATTTGTAGATGACTATGGTTGGGATGTAGCCAAGCAGAACCCTGAGGTACGCAGACTCATGCAGATAATGGGCACTGAGGTAGGTCGCACCATGTTGGGTGATGATGTGTGGATTAAGATGGCGCTTCGTGACTTAAGCCCTAACGATAAAGTTGTTATCTCTGATGTTCGTTATCCTAATGAAGCAGATGCAATTAAGAAACTAAGCGGTTCGCTTTGGCGTATCAACCGACACAATCACACCGCAGTTAATGGTCACAAGTCTGAGCACGCTATGGATAATTACATGTTTAGTCATGTTATCTATAATGATGGAACTCTTGATGACTTAAGTGATGAAGTGTTCATGCTTGCTAAGGAACTTGACTTAGATAAATAATCTGCCTTAATACATAGAGAAACCCAGCGAGACAGGAGAGAATCGCTGGGTCTTTCTATGCACACCAACCGCTACGCTTCCCCTTCGCAGTGGCTGGTGTACATGGCAAACCTATCACCCAAGTTTAGGTTCTGTCAAAGCCCAACCGATACGGTTACGAATCTTGTGTCGCATAGGTGGTGTCGTCCCACCCCATACTCCATACCTTTCATGGGCTAAGCCCCACTCAAGGCAAGCCATCATAACGGGGCACTCAATGCACATCTTCTCAAACATGCGCTCCTCATCACGACTGAACAACTCCTGTGCTGGGTAGAAAATCTCTGTGTCTATACCCTTGCATACAGCCTTGTCCCATAGCCGTTGGTTGTATCTTAAGACATAACCAATCAATCCCTTGTTGTATCTGTTCTTGCTATGAGTAACGCTGGTTACTGTGTGGAACTGTGGCTTCATCGTTTGTATCCCCTTACTATCTCGGCTGCCTTGCGTATGCCCTGATTCCAAGGCACTGCCCCTGCTGGTATGCCGTCCCAGATTAACGCTTCAACCTCCTTAGACAAAGCATCTCGCCAGTATTTCTCTGCGTGTCTCTTACCAAACCTAATCTCAATACTTATCATGTCTTAATACCAACCCTTCGCTAAGTGATGTGCGTATGCCTTGCAGATTGCACCCTTGCCATAGTGCCTGTCAATGTATGCAAGCCCTGCATCTACCTGTCGGTAGCCGTTGCTCGTGGGTTTAATCTTAAGTATCTTCCATGTGCGAGGCATGAGTTGGGCTATGCCCAGCGCATGACTTGACTTGTTCTTTGCTTGCGGTCGCCAGTTAGATTCCTCAGTCCATAGTTCATAGAGACATGGGTACTGTTCTAAATCCCCTTGCTTCATCAACCTGTCAATGGCGTAGCGTTGGTAATCGTTCTGATAGTAGGCAATTATCTTGCCCTTTGGTGGTGATACAAACTGCTGTCCAGTTGGTGTCTTAAGAACTAAGATAAGTCCCAAGATAATTGTTGTAATAATCCATAACCTAGCGTGCGGATGAATCAGTTTTAAGTTGAGCATCTAGTTCTGCCTCTGCCTTCTCATGTAGGTAAGTATCTATGGCTTTATTAGATAGTTCATTGTGATTTAATACACAAGCATCGCACATCTCAAGCATGTAGTTAATAACCTTTGGGTTAATTACCATGATGTCGCACTTCAAACAAGGCATTAAGATTGTCATAACAACACCTTGCTGTGTGGCTCAGTGTTATCTAACTTAAGACAGAAATCATGTACTTCATCAAGCCAGTCGGGTGATGTAATGAATCTGCCTTCCTTGTCCAGCCATGTCAGTTCGTATCCGTCAAGGTCATCCCAGTGCAGGATAACTCTTACTTCTTCGCCGTCAATGGTGAGGTCAAAGTCCTTGTCGTATGCTGTGGTTGCTTTGCTCATAGCCCCAGCCATAATCGTGTGTGTCATTTACTGTTCTCCCATCTCATCATGTAGTCGGTCGGGGTCATCTTCTCCGCAACTGCAATCAACCTTGTCACAATCTTCGCATGGTTGGTTGATACCCAGTGCTACATCATCTCCGTCTAGCCACATTGGTTCACTCATTTGTTTTCTCCTGTCTTAAGTAATACACCTAGAGTTTCTAGGTGATGTTCCATTATGCCTTGCCAGTAGTCAAAGTCCTCGTTATTTGTAGTAGCGTTTCGCTGTGACCTTGCTCTCTTTATTGCGCTGTGTAATCTTTTAATCTGCTTGTCGCTCATCCTTCTTCTTCTGTCTTAAGTACTGACATCAATGCCTTGAGGTGGTCAAGTGCCTGTTGCTTGCGCTTGTAGTTAGTGCCCAGCATTTCGTTAGCCTTGCGTAGCGTGCTACCTTTGGCTGTCATCTTCATTCCTGTCTTAAGTTCTAACTCAATCCAACTGATGAGAGATAGCAGGATGTATAAGTCCACGCCTGACCCGCTTGCGCTGGTCATTTCTCCGCTCTCGTTGAATGTCATGTGGTTAGCGCCGTTGGTTAATGCTTCTAGTGTTTCTTCTGGTAGTGCCATGTTAGTTATCTCCTGTCTTAAGTAGTTAATTTAGAATGGTGTATTGAGGGTTTCTTTACACCAATTACAACCGATAATTTCATAACCAAATGAGTAATCGTTCCAATGACAACCTTCAAGTGGTGTCTTTACATCAAGCGCACATTTGGGGCAAATCATTTCGCCACTTCCTCGTGTGCCATCTGAGTTTGCTATGTAAGCAAAAACTCTGTTTATTTTTACTTTCATTTACTTATCTCCTGTCTAGTTGGTAGTTGTAGTTAATCGTTTGTGCTATCTGATGTCAAGCATTTGTGGTGTGATGTTGGTCACATTGTGTCTTAAGGCAGATACCCCGCAGGACATCCGATTTGCTCTACTAAACATGATTCGGATACATCCCATACACCTAGTGCGCTTGATACTCCGATAATTGCAGTAAGTATTAAGACATAAATCATGACGGCTCTGACCAGTCTGCCTCGGCGTGTTAGTTTCATCGGTTGTACTCCTTTGCATGTTGGCATTGGTTGATTGGGATTAGGCAGTCTCCGCATAGTGTGCCTTGATGTACCTCGCAGTAATACCATGTGTCGTCTGTCTGTGCCCCGCAATTAGAGGCGTGGCAGATAAGTTGCTTGGTCATGAAGCCACCGCCTGTAAATCTGTCTTAATAAAGGACAGGGCTTGAGTCAAGGTCAATAGAGTCTTGAGTTCAAGGTTCTCAATCTTGTCGCCTGCCCATGTGCGTTCACCAGTCACGCGCTCAATCTCCTCACATAGGTTCTTGATTGCTGGCTTCAACTGTTCGCGTTCAAACTTGCGTGCCATGTGGCGTGAGTATTGGTTGCCTCGGTCGTTCCAGCCGTTGAGTGCGCGTTGGCGTGTGTTGTCGGTTAGTTCTTTGACCGCTTCCACCCATGTGGTACGAATCCAGTTGAGAGGCACCCACTTTAAGTTGCCTTCTGAGTTCTGTATTAAGACATCACGAGTTCGCCATTGCTTGTCGTGTTCTGTCTTAAGTTGTGTTTCTACAACGATTACTCTGTATCGCTTCAATCTATCCGCAGTCGTGGCATAGGAACTAGTCACGCTGTAATGGTTGTTAGTCCAGTCGGTTGCCTTATTCATGTAATAAGTTTTACCGATTATGAGTTCTGCTCTTTTCATAGTGCTGTCTCCTGTCGTGCTCGGTGGTGAGTATCTCTCGCCTACCTTGTGCCCCAATGGTTGCATGACAACCGCGTGAACTCAATCATTTGGGGCTGTGAATTACATCACATGTTTTTATTCTGTCTTAAGTCATGCCTCCTCTGTAATCTTTACGATGGTGCAGGCTTGACCGTTGCCTTCAAGAAAGGCTTTGATTTCTGCCATCTTTTCCATGCTTGAGGTGGTGTTCAAGCCTGAGAAATTCCCGCGCTTGCTGTAGATTTCGTATGTGATTTTCATTACGCCACCTCACTTTCTGTCTTAATACCTGACCAGTTACCACCTTGTGAATAAAGCCACTCGGTGCCTGTGAATAGGTAGAAATACTCCTCGCCTGCGTTGAAGTTTTCAAACCAATCCTTCTCACCCGTAAAGGTGCGGGCGCTGTCTGATTCGGTTTTATAGGCTCCCTCTGCTGTCTCTTTGAGGGTCTCATGTAAGGAGGAGAATCCTCCCAGGTTAATGAGGGCTGTCGCTACTGTCTCGTTGTTGTAGTAGTTAGCCAGCGTTGCGCCTACTCCTTCGGGGTATCCGTCCCAATGGCAGTAAATTGCTCGGACTGTTCCATCTTGTGACTTAATACCTATCGTGCTTCTTGTTGCCATGATTTCTTTCTCCTGTCTTAATACATGAGCGGGGCTTTCCCGCTTCATGTCGTGCCCTAATCGTGTCGTGAACACGCGCCCCCTGTCAAGGGTTTAGGGCTGTGAGTTACCTCACATTTTGGTTTCTGTCTTAAGCCTTCTTGATTCGCTTGAACTTTCTGATTCGGTCATGGTTTCTTTTAAGGTATCCTGAGAAATCTGCTTCATTAAGAAAGCCCTCAATCTCTGACCAGTTATGACCATCCACTGAATAGTGAATTTCTGCGTATACTTTCACTAGCATTTTGTCTCCTGTCTTAAGTCACAAGGTGAGACTCTCTCGCCTTGCTAGTGCCCCCTGTGAGTCTTGAACTCGCGCCGACTTATCGGGCAGGGGGCGGGAGGCTTACGCCTCCTTGAACACCTGCTCACATGAGTTGCAGGTTACGCCGATTTCTAGAACTGTTCGGCTAAGGCGGATTACATTCTCACATTCGCACATTGCCTTGATTAGGTTGGTGTTTCTGCCCTTAGGCTTGGCAGATTCTGCACCGATAGCGGTCAAATCGAACGCATTTGTGAGGATTCCAAGGGCTTTCTTCCAGCGCTTGGCACCTAACTCGGTGAGTTCTGTTGATGCGTGTCCCTTGCCTTTGATTTCTATGGTCTTAAGACCTAACGCCTCGGCTTGTGTCTTAAATTTGGCGTTGTGGTACTGATTCGCTGAGCAATCTGTAATCCCGTTCATGTGGTTGATTGAGTGCGCCACCTCATGGAGGAGGGTAGAAAGCAACTCGGCGGGGGTTGTGAAGTGCTCAAGATTAAACGCGATTTCTGAGAACGCCTCGTCCTCGGTGCGCCATGGGGTGAATGGGGTGAAGTGTCCCTTTCTGCCCTTGAGGTCACGAGTCACAAGGAGAGTTGCACGAGGTGCGCCTGTTTCTGTCTTAATCAACTCGTGAGCCTGTTCTAGTGCCTTGGTGAGAGTGCTTAGCGCTTCTGCTTTGGTTGTCTTTCCTGTCTTAAGTGCGGTTGTTGTGTTCATGGTTCTGTTCTCCTGTTCTTGTCGCCGTTGTTGGCTTAAGTCATAAGATACACGCCTGCCCCCATGAGTCACGCCATTTGGCATGTGATGCGTGTCACATTTCCCATGTTGAGCGTGGAATGTGATGCATCTCACATCGTTGAGCGTGAGGGTTAGCCGTCTCGCATAGTGAGACAGGCACACAAGCGGGCAAGGCTTCCCCGATTCCCCCCCGCTATTAGGGGTGCGCTGTTCTAGTAGTCGCCGTAAAGCGAACTAGACCAAGCAAGCACACAAGCAAGTAGGCAAGCAAGGCAGGGCAAGCATTTGCAGGGCTTGTTTATTAGGGGAGAGAACGACAGTGAACGAACCCAGGGTTTTTAAATATGCGTGCGTATATGTATATATGTAGGTAGTCACATAAGTTTGATAGGGGAGGGTGGGTCTGACCAGCACTTTTAGTACAATGGCTTAAGTCACAAAAAATATATTAAAATAAAGTG